GAGACCAGATCGACCACCAGCGCATTGCCGAGATCGAAGCGCGAGGTCGGGCCCGGGTAGAAGTCCGACACCAGCGTGCCAATCCGGGCGCGGCTGCCGAAGGTGGTCAGCAAGGCAAATCCATCCGTCGAGGGGCTGCGGAACACCGCCATCTCGCCCGGCCATGGAACCGCATGCGCCGCGCCCATTGGCCGGTGCGCGGGTTGGTCCTCGGAAAGTTGCGGCAGGTCGAGCAGCACCACATCCGGCGCGCCGAAGACAACAGACCGGGTCAACGTGGACGGGCGCGGATCGCCGGGCGGCAGGTCATAGGCGGCGCGGTCCTGACGGACGGCCTCCATGCCGCGCCCATCGGAATCGGCGATGGACACAAGGCGCAACTCGATCTCGCGGCTGTCATGGACCAGCCGGATCACATCGGCGGGGTCCAGCGCCAGCTGTGACGGCGGTAGACGGAAGGTGGCGCTTTCGCGGCCGATCCAGGCTTCCATCAGCGCGCGGCGGCAGCGGCGTTCGGCCTCTTCGGGCGGGATCGCCATCGGGAACGACTCGGAGGCGATGCGCGTGGTGTCGACGGTGATCCGGCGCGCTTCGACCTGTGCCGCGTCGTAATCCTCGTCGGCGCGGGCGACCTGCCACTTCAGCGCTTGCGGCAGTTCGGTTTCCTGCGCCCGAGTCAATTCCATCACGTCGCCTTGGGCCGAGGCCGGTGCCACCATGCTGTCGGGCGTTATCGTCAGACCGGCAATGCGGCCCCGCATCAGGAACTTGATGCGCCCCTCGCTCTCGACCGCATCGAAGCCGAAATGCCGCGCCAGCGTGGAAATCGAGGAGCGCGGGGCTTCCAGCGCGGAGATAACATAACCCTCGACCGCGCCCCAGAGGCCGGAGACGTCGATCAATTCCTCCGGCATGCCTGCGCGCATGCAGAGGTGCCGCACCAGCGCCGCCAGCGACACCGCGCCCAGCCGCCCGGTCAGCCAGTGCCCGAGTCGCCAGTTCGGGCCATCGGTCCAGACATCGGTCAGTTCGGGGAAGAACGGATAGGGCCGGGCATCCCAGGTCCAGGCGGCACATTCGGGGACATGCACCATCCGGTTGCCGTAGACCGAGGAGGTTGGGTTATTCGCCGATGCACCCCAGAACAGGTAGGTCGCCTCGAGATAGGCCCGCTGGATCGCATCATCCCGCCAGCCGCGCGAAAAGTAGGGTGTGAAGCTTTCCGAGGACTTCGGGTCGAAGAACACGTTCGGCTGATTGGTGCCGCGGTCAATCGCCGGGCAACCCAGTTCGGTGAACCAGATCGGCTTTGACTGCGGCACCCACGCGGTCGGCGTGCCGCTCTCCACCCCGCCCGGGCGGTTGAAATGTGGGTTCTGCCACCACGCGCGCAGATCCTTGAAACGGAACACCCATGGTTTTGCTGCTGCACCATCGGTGATCGGCATGCGGTTCTGCGCGGTTCGATCAAGGGCGCTGGCATAGAACCAGTCGAAGCCTTCGCCGCCGGTGATATTGGATTGAAGGTAAGAGCGGTCATAGATCGCAGGCGCAAGTGCTGCATCGGCATGATCGAACCCGTCACGCCAATCCGACAGCGGTATGTAGTTATCGATGCCGATGAAGTTGATGTTGGCGTCCGACCAGAGCGGATCGAGATGGAAAAACACATCGCCGCTACCGTCAGCAGGGTGGTGTCCGAAATATTCCGACCAATCGGCGGCATACCCGATCTTCGGCCCAGCGCCGAGGATTGCACGGACATCGGCGGCGAGGGACTTGAAGGCAGTGACAGCGGGATAGGTACTGGCGCCCGAGCGGATCGTGGTCAGGCCGGGCATTTCCGATCCGATCAGGAAGGCGTCGACGCCCCCGGCCGCTTTGCACAGATGCGCATAGTGCAGGATCATCCGGCGCAGCGACCATTCGCCGACAGGGCCAGTCCAGCTGACTTTGCTGCCCGACACGCTGAAGTTTGCAGGCGTCGCAGTGCCGAAGAGCGCCGAAACTTGTGTCGATGCCGTGGCGGTCTTGTCGACGGTCCCGGCAAAGCCCGCCGCCGGGGAACTGGTGATGCGGCCGCGCCAGGGGAAGGTCGGCTGGCCCGATGTAGCCGCATTGGCACTGTAGGGGTTCGGCTTGGTGTTGCCGGGCGGTATGTCCAGCAGCAGGAAGGGATAGAAGGTCACCCGCAGGCCGCGCGCCTTCATCTCCTGAATGGCCTGCACCACGGCGAAGTCGGCAGGCGTGCCGCCGTAGACAGGGCGGTCCTCAGCATCCCGGCTGACCAGAAACGCATCCGCACGTGCGACACCGTTCACGACCCAAGCCGACGGTGTCGTGGTCTTGGTGTCCACCTCGACGCCCGGCCGCACCTTGCAGTTCCCGGCCCGCAGATCATCACCGAACCACGCCACGACCAGGCTGACGCTTTCCACCGCCGGGGACAGGGATTGCAGCCGGTCTAGCGCCACCACGATGTCGGCGGTGTCGGTGATTGCGTTCAGGTTCTCGGCCACTGTCGCGCCGCCGGAGCCGGTGGATTTTTTGACCGGGGCGGTCGCATAGGTGAATTCGCCGGATGCCGGGATCATCGTCACAGCCTTGACCAGCCCTTCGGCGGTGTCGGGATCGGCCAGCGGGCGGAACACCTCGAAACTGATCTGCGGCAGGCGGTTGCCGAACGCGCTGAGGTTCAGTTCTTCGAAGACCACATAGGCGGTGCCGCGATAGGCCGGGGTGTTGGCTGCGCCCATCTTGGCGGAGATGAATGGGTCCGGGCCTTGAACCTCGTTGCCCGGATACCAGCGCCAGGTGACCCCGGTCATATCCATGGCTTTGCCGTCGGCCCAGACGCGGCCAATGCCGGTAATCTCGCCCTCGCACAACGCGACTGCGAAGCTGGCGAAGTAGAGGTATTCGGTGGTCGTGACCTTCGGCCCGCTGCCCTTGCCGCCGCCCTGGCTGGTTGTGTTGACCTCCTCGCGGAAGTCAGTGGCCCAGATGATGTTGCCGCCGATGCGCATCCGGCCGAACAGGCGCGGGATCACGGCCCCTTCGGTGGAGGACGTGATGCGCAGGCTGTCCAGCCGCGCGCCCTCGATCCGTTGCGCCGGGGCGAGGGACGAGACGATCCAGTTGTCGACCACCGACCCGATGGTGGAGCCGATGAAGCCACCGATGGCCGCGCCGGAAAAGCCGAGGATGGCGCCGCCAAATGCGCCGCCAATCGCGGAGCCGACGGCACCGAGAACCAAAGTTGCCATGGATGAAGATCTCAGATGCTGCTGGGGTGCGGAAACAGGAAAGCAAAGGCGATCTTTCGCGCCCATGTCAGGGTCAGGGTTTCCTCGACGACGTTCAGCCGTTCACAGGCATGGATGAAGCGGTCAGGTGCCGTCAGGATCCCGACATGCTTGGCGATGGCGCGGGGTGCCATGCGAAACAGGATCAGCGTTCCAGGCCCTGCCTCAGTGGGCGTGATTTCTGGCATCATCTGGCGCGCGCCTTCCGCCAGAACCTCACGCGGGCCGGTTTCACCCCAATCCCGGCTGTAGGGCGGAATGGGAAATGGCTCGTCGCCGACAACCTCGCGCCAGACGCCGCGCGCCAGCCCAAGACAATCGCAGCCGACCCCGCGCAGGCTGGCTTGATCGTGATAGGGCGTGCCGAGCCAGCGCCGGGCGGTGGCGATGACCAAGGCGGGATCAGAGCAATTCACAGCACGTTTCCTTCATGGCCGCCGTCCTGGCTGGCATAGCGCAGGACTGCATCCTGACCCGGAATGTTGGGGAAGCCCCGGAAGTTGGCCGTGTTGACGAACTTGACACTGCAGGTTGCGATGCGCTTATCGCAACCCGCCCGCGCGATGAAGCCGTCACCCTCGGCGATGGCGCGCACCGGGGCTTCCAGAAGGGTCAAGGTGGCGATGCTGCCATCCAGCCGATGAGCCAGCACCTCCGTGACGCGCCCGGCATTGGCGCCACTCGTCCAGGTGATTGTGCCTGACGTGAACCAGCCCGCTTCAAACCCAGACAATCCAGAGGCCATGAACGCGCGGTCGCGCAACAGGTCCGTCACTACACCTATGCCCTTGTAAACAACGTTTTCCAGATCGATCCCGCAGCGCGCATCGCCCAAGCGGGCATCGCACCCCGCCTGAAACGTGCGCCCGACCGTCTGGCCGAGCACATGCGCGAGGCTGCGCACCTCGGCGACAAAGGCCATGCGGCCACGGCGGATTTGCCCGACAGCACCCCGGCGCAAGAGCACGCGCTGGCTGGTGTCAGTCCAATTGACCCGCCACAGCTCCACCGCCGCATTGTCCCAGCGCCCATCGAGGATGTCGGTTTCGGTGATCCGATCCGAGGTCAGCACGCCGGTCGCATCCTGCGCATCGACGGCCAGATCGGAGCCAGCGCGGATTTCTGAGGCGGCAAACCCGCTTTCCGGCTCAAACGCGGTGCCATCGAAGCTGAGGGCCCGGT